ACCGTTAATTCCGCTTCTAACGGCGGTGAAGCGGAAGATGTGTCATCTATTAAGTATTTTGCACCTAGACTTTACTCAGCACAATATAGAGCAGTTACATCAAGGGATTATGAAGCAATTATATCTTCAATTTACCCTCAAACTGAATCTGTTGCTGTTATAGGTGGAGAAGAATTAGATCCACCTCAGTTTGGTAAGGTTCAGATCAGTATCAAACCAAAAAATGGAACATATGTTTCTGATTTTGATAAGCAAAACATTAAAAGTAAGTTAAAGAGTTACGCTATTGCTGGTATTAATTCTGAAATAATTGATCTTAAAGTCATATATGTGGAACTTCATTCAACAGTTTATTATGATTCTTCAAAGGTTGCAGATTCTTCGGATTTAAGATCGACCATTACAAATTCACTAACCAAATATTCAAATAATGTTGAGATGAATAAGTTTGGTGGTAGATTTAAGTATAGTAAAATTAATCAATTAATTGATAGAGTTCACGAAGGAATTACTTCTAATATTACAAAGGTAATAATAAGAAGAGACTTGAAGGCATCTTTAGATACATTTGCACAATATGAGTTATGTTTTGGTAATCGTTTTCATATAAATCCTGAAGGATTTAATATTAAGAGTACTGGATTTACTATTTCTGGATCAAATAAAACAGTTTATATTACAGATGTTCCAAATAAAAAAGCAGATGGTTCATTAGATGGTACTAATATGGGTACATTAAGTGTTGTAAGTACTAATGAAAGGAATGAGCAGAATGTTATTCAAAAGGAAGTTGGAACTGTTGATTATAAAAAAGGTGAAATAATATTAAATACAATTAATATTACATCAACAGTAGCAGCAAATAATATTGTTGAGATTCAGGCATTCCCAGAATCAAATGATATTATTGGATTCAAAGATTTATATCTCTCATTTGACGTTTCAAATACTACGATAAATATGGTAAGAGACGTAATTGCTTCTGGAGAAGATGTATCAGGCGTTGTATTTGCAAGAGATTACTACACATCAAGTTACTCAAATGGGGTGCTAGAGAGGATATAAAATATGTCGCAAATTGAAAAAAGAATAGAAGTCAACAGAATTATTGAGAATCAGTTACCAGAGTTTGTGGTATCTGATTTTCCTAAAGCTGCTGAGTTTTTAAAGCAATATTACATTTCACAAGAGTATCAAGGTGGTCCTATTGATTTAACCACCAATTTAGATCGTTATCTTAAAGTTGATAATCTAGTACCAGAAGTTATTACTGGTTCTACAATATTAACTGCAGATATAACATCTTCAGAAACTGGTATTGGTGTATCATCAACAAAAGGATTTCCTTCAGAATATGGTCTTTTAAAGATTGGTGATGAAATTATTACATATACTGGTAAAACTGATACTTCCTTTACTGGTTGTGTTCGTGGATTTAGTGGTGTAACTGGATATAATGTAGGCGTTACATCATCTTTAATAGAAGTTAATAATCAAAAGTTAGTATTTGAAGATACTTCTGCATCATCACATAAGGAAGATGCTACGGTTACTAACCTTAGTGTATTATTTTTACAAGAATTTTATAAGAAAACCAAGAAAACATTCTTACCTGGACTGGAAGATAATAAATTTCATTCTGACATTGATGTAGGTAATTTTGTAAAATTTGCTAGATCCTTCTATCAATCAAAAGGTATTGAAGAATCAATTAAAATATTATTCAAAGTATTATATGGTATTAGTCCAAAGGTTACTGATTTAGAAGAAAGATTAATAAAACCATCCTCTGCAGAATATATTCGTAGGGAAGTTGTAGTTGCTGAGAATGTAAGTACATATAATCCATTAAGACTTGTTGGTCAAACTATATTCAAGTCTACTGACACTGGTACTAGTGCGTCAGTTTCTGAAGTAGAGATATTAAATAGAAAAGGAAAGACATATTATAAAATTTCATTATTTGTAGGATTTAGTGATAGGGACGGTATTGAAGGTGTATTTACCATTCCTGGTAAAACTAAGGTATTAGAATCGACTCCAGTAGGATTTTCAACTATAACAGTAGACTCTACAGTTGGATTCGGTACTACTGGCACAGTTGTTAGTGGTAATAATATTATTAGTTACACTTCAAAGAGTATAAATCAATTCTTTGGATGTACTGGTATTAATAATGCTATTTCAACTGCAGATGATATTAGATCTCAAGAAGTTATCTATGGTTTTGAAGATGGTGATTTAACCAAAAAGGTTCAATTAAGAATTACTGGTGTCATTTCTGGTTTTGTTCCTGTATCTAATGTTAATATGGTAAAGGAAGGTGAAAAGATATATGTAAAAAATGTTGGAGAAAAAATTGTTAATCCAACATCAAACAAAACTTATAAGGAAATTTTTGCTAATTCTTGGGTTTATAATACAAGTTCTAGATATTTGGTAAAGGAGTATAATGGTAGATTTGTTTTAAATAGTAAAATTGACAAATCAAGTTTAAAGGTAGGAGATTCTTTTGCAGTATTAAAAAGAGGATCTCAAATTAATGAAAGATTATTTGATATTGCTGATGTTGATTTAAATAACAATTCAGTTGGTGTTAATGGTTTAAGTGGTTGGACTCCTGTTGCTGGTCAGTATTATGATATTAGAAGAGTTGTAAATAAATCAACAAGTTCAGGAATTGAACTAACTGAAGGTGATAATTCTGTATTATCTGATGTATTAAATGTTTATACTGATGGGTCTACAGATGGATATGTAGCATCAAATTCATTACCAAATTATGGTATAGTAAAGAATATTACATCAGAAACTTTATCAGCATCTAATACTGATAAAACTAGTGGAGATTTTTCTCTTAGAGAAGAGAATGCATTTGGTCAGTATGGTGTAATTGCATTTGACAGTAGCAAGGATATTGATTTTATTCAGGGTGATGCGGTAATTTATAATTCTGGTATATCTACAATACCTCTAGCAGGTCTTGAAAATGGTGGATTATATTATCTTGATGTCCTTCCTGCAATAGGAGGTGCAGGTATACATTCAGTAAGATTATATAAGTCTAGAGCAGAAATTGGAGGATCTGATACAAACATTAAGGTAGGAGTTTCAACTACATTAACAACTCATACATTTACTTTAGAAGATCATTATAATAAGAAATTAGGAGCATCTAAGATACTTAGAAGATTTCCATTATCGCAGAATTTATATAAAGTTAAAGAGACTGAAAGACCAACAAATAATATTGGATTATTAGTAAATGGAGTTCAAGTATATTCTCCTGTATCTAATGATGTAATTTATTATGGACCACTTGCTTCTGTTGACGTTTATAATGGTGGTCAGGGTTATGATGTTATAAATCCACCTAAAATCATTGTTGAAGACAGTGTAGGAGCAGGAACAACTGCATTAGTGGATCCTATATTGAGTGGTACAGTTAAAGAAGTTTTAGTTGATCCTCAAGATTTTGATATTCAAAGTATTAATAGTATTTCATTAACTGGTGGAAATGGTTCTGGATGTCTTATTGAACCTATTCTTGGTCCAAGATTTAGAGAACTTGAATTTGATAGTAGAGATGTATTCTTTAATGGTGGTGTTTCTATTACAGAAGAAACAATTACGTTTACTGGATTGCATAATTTAGAAGATGGTGAAGTAATATACTATAATAGCAATGGAAATCAGGCAATAGGAATAGGTAATGCCTATGATCTCAGTAATACAATAACTGGAACACTTTCTAACGGTGCACCATATTATGTAAGAGTTGTTAATTCTAGAACTGTAAGATTGTTTAATAAGGTTACAGATGCTCTTGTAGGAACTGCTGGAATTAATACAGTTGGATTATCAACAGATACAAATGCAAGTGGTATTCATAAGTTTAGAACTAAGTCTAAAAACACACTTAGAAGTATAAATGTTATTGAATCTGGTTCTGGATATCAATATAGAAATTTAAGAGTAAAATCATCAGGCATTTCAACTGCTTTTGATACGATTAATTATAAAAATCATGGGTTTAAAGAAGGTGATATAGTTGAATATTCATCATCAGGAGTAATTTCTGGTTTAAGTACCACAAACTCATATAAAGTTATTAAAATTAATGATGATTCATTCAAACTTGCAAATGCAGGTGTAGGTGGAACATCGACATATGATTATAATAGAGGTAAGTATATAGATTTAAATTCTACAGGTACTGGATATCAGACATTTAAGTATCCTGATATTAAAGTCAATATAGATGTTTCCTATGGATCAACAGTAACAGGTACTTTTAACTTCACCCCAATAGTTACAGGTGAACTTACTGGAGCATATTTGTATGAAAAGGGAACAGATTATGGATCAACTATATTAAATCATCAGAAAAATCCTAATGTTAAGATTCAAACTGGTAAAAATGGTGGAATAAAATGCTTAGTTGTTGATGGTAAAATTGGAAGTGTTACTGTAACTAATAAAGGTGAGGAGTATTATTCAACTCCTGAACTAGAAATAGAGGGAGATGGAAGCGGTGCTATTCTTAGACCTATCATAACAGATGGTCAATTAACTGATGTTATTATAATTAATGCTGGAATTGGATATAGTACTGCAAATACAAATGTATTTGTAAAATCAAGGGGTGTATCTGGATACTTAGAGTCTCGTGTTAGAGATTTAACTTTGAATAATATTAAGGATAAAGAAAATGATTATGATTATTTGGATTCGACAGGAACTGAATTTTCATATAATATTATTGGATACAATCAAGATTTAGCATCACATTTCTTAGAGGATTTTGAAGAAGATGCAACTACTGGAGAATTTGTATCTGTAGGTGATCATTCACCAATAATTGGATGGGCGTATGATGGAAATCCAATTTATGGTCCATTTGGATATGAAGATCCAAACGATATTAATTCTACAGTTAGAATTTTAGATACTGGATATACTTTAGATTCTTCTAAAGTTGAAAATAGACCATCTGGTTTTAATGTTGGTCAATTTATTGAAGATTATATTTATGATAATAATGGACAATTAGATATTCATAATGGTAGATTTTGCAAGACACCAGATTTTCCAAATGGAATATATGCATATTTTGTTGGTGTTACAACTAGTACAGTTACTAATACATTAATACCAAAATTTCCATATTTTATTGGTAGTAAATATAAATTCCCAGTTATAAATGATAATTTAGTATTAGATCAAGATTTTGATTTTAATTCTTCAAATCTATTAAGGAATACTCTTCCATATAAAGTTGGTGAAGAATTTGCAGAGAATGATTTTATAATTGAATCAAACGAAACAATAAGACAATTTTCAACTGTTGAATCTATTAATTCTGGTGAAATTGCAAATTTAAAAGTTTTAGATGGTGGTTCTAATTATAAAATTGGAGATTTTACTGATTTTGATGATACTGGAACAGATGGTATTGGTTTCCAAGCACAAGTAGATGAAATTGTAGGTATTGGTGTTTCTAAAATTGAAACAGTTTTAACTAGATTTGAGAATGTTGTATTTGAATGGAAAGATAGTCGTGAAGTAGTAGCAAATCATCTACCTTATATTGAATTAAATGATCAGGATAATGTTGTAGTATCAGGATTAAGTACAAGTATTGTAAATTTAAGAGATTCATTTAAAGTTGGAGTAAAAACAGATACTATAAGTCTAGGTAAAACAATGGCAGTTAATACTAATGCTGCTGGTGTTATAGAAGACATTTATGTAAATAATATTCCAAATACGGTTTCTGTTGGTGGATCAATCCGAATTGGTTCTGAAGCATCTAAAGTTTTAAATTTATTTGATGTTAATAAAGTAATTAGAATTAGAAGAT